TTATACCTGCAATTCCTCACGGATTGCTTTCTGTAATAGTTGGCTAAAATTGACCTTGTTTTCTTTTCCAACTTCCACAAGCCAGCTTGGTAGTGTGACGGTCTTATTGACGATTTTAGAGCGTTCACGCTCACGGACAAGTTCGGTATCAACAGAGATAGCCTGTATCACATCATCATCGCTTGCTAGGTTGCTTGCAAGTGCTTTGAACGATGATGGTTTAGGAAATTCTTTACCCTCATCTTCAAACATGATGGTATAGATTTCAAGAACTTCACGAGCGTTGAAAATAGCTTCGCTTAGATTGTCAGCTTCGCTAAATGCTCCAGGAAAATCAGGGAAAGAAATGCTGTAGCCACCATTTTCCTTATCTGCTTCAAACAATGCTAAATAATTATATTTCATAGTGATAGATTAAGCCAATGATCAGAGTAACCCCTTGAGGGGTACAGGGAGGAGTGCCCTCACTCCCCATACAAGACTTTGAGAATATTGCTTAGTGTTCCTGGTCTGTAATCCTTTTCTTTTGGTTTAGGTATCGTCACTGTCCGTCCGTCTGGATGTTTCCAAACTTCGTGAGACCCTTTGCCAAAGTTTGTTTTACTGAAACCTTGCTTCTTAGCAATCTTCTTAAGCTCTCGCTCTGTCATTGGCTTATCTCCTTTCCTTATCTTTAATTATATTATACACTTGTTTTCAACACTTGTCAACTATAAACACGTATTTTTTACAAATGTTTTTCGTTTTTTGACAAAAAGAAAAGCCCCAGCAATCGCTGAGGGCTCATTTTTACACTGGCTTTTTCTCCAGCTTATAAACTACACCATTGATCGTAACTTCAATGCCGTCAATATCAACAGAGATTTTATCAGGGTCAACCGAATGGACATTATTTGATGTGGCATCAAACCGTGTCAGACTGCCATTTTCTGACTCAATAGCTTTCAGCCTGCTAGTAGCACCGACCAGGTAACTATTGTAGCCAGCGGCTGCATAGTCGTATTTAGCACCACCAACCTGAAACATACCCTTGACGGACTCGCTAAAGGTTTTGGCTCCTGAAACCTTGTAGCTACCTCCTGAACGTAGCAGGTAGAACCAGTCCGTCAAGAAGTCATCTACGCTTGCATAGTGCATGTAGTGGCCTCCCTCGTTCGATGGCCGAGCCAAACCTTGAGTCACAACTACACCGCTCGGACGGTTGCCGTGGCCAGTCCAGGTCATACCGCCCCAGTTGTTGTCGGCTTTACCGACAGCAGAAGTGCCCCAAAGCCCCTCATAGTGCAGAATCGTCAGAGCATAGCTTGGTAAGATGTCATGTTCTTTACACTTTTTCAGGATAATTTCGAGGACAGACTTCTTAAGAATGGCACCATTGAAAGACAAGTCCCCGTCCTCCTTGAATTGCACCGTCTGTGGCTCATTTTTGACCACCTCAGACGGTTTTTCCTTAGCCTTGAGCAATTCGTTGACCTTGGCTTGAACAGACTCATAGCGTGGTCCTAGTGACCGTTTTCGGTCCTCTCCAGCCCCGTGCTTACCTGCTAAGACTTCCCTAGCAAGTTCCTCATCAGATTTCTCGCTTGGCGAAGCTTTGCCATTGATAACTGCCATGACAGCCTCATATTGATTACCAAGAGCAGCCTTGCGGGTATCTCCGTTGCCGTATTTTCCAGCCAAAGTTTCCTGTACCAAGGTTTCAAGGCTTTTACCTGCTGTACTGGTTTGATTGGCCAAGCGGTACACGTAGCAATACATCCAACCACTAGCAGCAGCCGTTTGGTTGTAGTTATCTACCGTAATGCTATTGCGAGCGTAGTTGCAATGGATAATGTTGTCAGGGTCAATAAAGATACCAGTATGACCACCAGCACCAGCAGAATGACCACGACGGCCCCAGATAAAAATATCCCCACGCTTAGCGTCCCAGTCAGTATTTTCAGCTATGAGTGTAAAACCGTTCTTAATCAACCAATCATGCTCATACTCGGTATTAACTGCCCAACCTGCTGAGATAGCACCAGCGGACATCAGAGCGTAATAAACCGAGCTGGAACAGTCAAAAGAGTTCGGACCGTTCCGATAATCCATTGAATAGGTCACACGACCCTTGCGATCGCTCATCCAACGAAGAGCAGTTTCTATATTCACTCCCATAGTTACTCCTTCCAGGCATTGTTCATTTGCTTAACAGCCGACTCTACGAAGACGGTCAAATCTTCGTCAGTCATGTGGATGTTGTATTTGGTTAGTTCATTTAAAATAGCTTTTTTAGCTTCAGCAAGTTTGTCTTTGCCCTTAAAGCCAGTTTCCGTAGAAACCTGTTCGACCGCATTGACTGCATTATGAGCCAAAATTTCAACGATTTTGATAGCCTTCTCGCCACCCTTTGCCACAATATAACTCTTGATAGCACTAATAAGCGTAGCTCCCAAAATTGTCAAAATTCCGAGGGCAGCACTGATAATGATTTCTGAAATGTTTGTCATGATTATTCTCCTCTTTCAAAATTGTCCATGCGATCGTTCATTCGGACCAACTCTTTTTGTACATCAACCAAAGTATCCGAAATTCTGCTGAATTGTGTGTTAGTTGCATCTAAATGAGCCAACAATCGCTCTTCCCTCATTTTAGAGTCAGCTTTGGATTGGTCATAAAAGTCCATCAGTTTAGCTTCACGTCTGTTGGATGTCTTAATCAGATAACTAACAACCAAGAAAAATAAGATAATAAACAAAATAGCCCAAGCCACTTGGCTTTGAGCTATTCGTTCTGCGTGTTCGATTGGCAATAGAATTCCTCCTATTCTGTTGGCAATGTTGGGTCTGTCCAGTCTGGATTTCCGTTTTCATCAAACTGCATGATGTAGAACTCCTCATTAAAGAGATCAGCAACGTTGATTGTTGTTGTAGTCCCGCCCCACTGGTTGAAGGCCCACACAGTTTCAACTTCCACAAATTGACGACGGCCATTGACAATACCTGGTCGACGTTGGACATCACGGTACATGTAGAAATCATTTGTCGCATTCTTACAGCGAATAAACTCCCCGTTTTCCTTCATGTACTGCAATGCAGTAGCAAGGTCAAATGGTTCTGTAATAGTTGATAAGTCGAGTAAAGTATTGTTAGTAGTTTCAGTCATGATTATTCTCCTTTTTCTTCTTGTGCAATAGTTTCTGGTTTGGTTTGTTCATCGAGTAGAGCTTCCAGTTCGGATACTCGTGCTTGAAGCTCTGCATTTTGCTGAGTGAGTACCTTATTGCTCTGTTCAGCATCTGTCAGCTGGATAGCCAATAAGTTTTTTGTGGTTGATTCACTGGTCAACTGTTCTGTCAAACCATTGATGGTCAAGCGTAAAGCCTGAATAAGTTGTTGTTCTTGGTTCATGTTATTCCTTTCTAGTTTTAAAAACCTTTAGGGTAGTAAGTGTAAGAATCAGCATTTGGACCTTTTGAGAAGTTTCCGTTGAAAGAGTTGAGAATGTCGCGTAATGATGAATAGGTTCCGTCGCCTTTCATAATCCACACATCTCCAACCTCAATTCGACTATTCCGCTCTGCTGCTCTATTGTGAGGTGCAATTCTTAGACCAGAGTCAAGAGTCCTTACATCCCAACCGTCAGGACTATCAAAAGCAGAGCTTGCCAACCTGATATCGTCACCAACAAGATCCAGCGAATCGATGTTTGCACCGTTCCAAGCACGGATTCCCACGAATCCACCGTCATTTGACGATTCAGTATTCCAACGGTTGGAGCCAATCACGGTTACTCCTGCGTTGCCCTTACCAGTAACCGTGCCTGTTGCGAACTTGACAAACTGAGTAGGGTAGCCGTCTAAAACACGTTTGAGTGCCGCTTGATCTGTATAGTACAGGATTTGGCCTGCGTTTAGATTGACTTCCATAGCTTTGTTGGTCGCGGTCAAAATTCCGCCTGAAATCTTACTTGCTGACAAGGTGACAGCTTGGACCTGGGTGGTGAAAACTGACTTGGTAAAGAGTTGTTTTAGATAAGCATCATTGGCCATTAACTTAGTAAAGAAAGCTTGGTCAACCTTTAACTTGTCCGCTGTGATTGTTTGAGAGTCAATAACATTTGCATTTAATTTAGCAAAGGTACCATCTGCAACAAAGAGCGTTTTAAACTTACCATCGATCGCTTGAATCTCATCAGCCAAGGTCTTCCCCTTCAAACGTATTTTAGCCGCTTCAAGCAAGAATTGAGCAGATGACAGGTTGGCTTGCGATAAGATATCACCAGAGCTATTCAAGTTCTGTACGGACCATGACCCTGCAAGAGTGTTGACTTGAGTTGACACAGCTTGAATAGCCTGGTCTCCGTCTTCTGGGGCTGGCGACCAATCGGAAAACATATCGCTCACTTCCAGTTGTGCACGTTCAATAGTGTGCACTCGCCCTCTATCCAACGCTCTATCAAATCTGATAAAAATTTGACTAGCATCAAAACCTGACGGCATTGTACCAAATGTGAACTCATATTTTACTGGTCTAGTTGACCCAGCTGGGTATGTAATTGTTCCGATTTGATACCAAGGTGATTTTCTAAAATGTACTGGAAATGTTCTTGAAGTAGAATAGGTAACACTTGATTGATAATAAAGAGATAACCTGATTTTTTGGTTTTTATAAACATCATCATGCTTCCAAAAATCGGCCGATATGTTAATAGGGGTGTCCCATGTGCCTGTGTCTGTAACACTAGTCATATTTATAGTTGTTGCTTTTGAATCCAGTAAATAGTTTCTATTTCCTGACTTCAAGTTATTGACCCTAGTGACAAGCCCTTGAGCAGTTTGAATAACCTGCGATAGGGAATTCCCTTGCTCACCAATTGTCCGTGTATGGCTATCTACAGTATCTTTGACCTCATTATATTTGACCTCGGTCACAAAATCATCAAGACATGCTTCCCATTTTCTAGATGTCCTGCCTTCTACTAGCATAACCTCACCAAAAAACATTACAGCCATTTGACCATCGCTTGACCCGTTGTTGTCAAATCTGATGTAAGCTTCATCGTTTTCTCCACTATTAAATGTTGCTGAAATATATTCTGCGTTAGTTGATGAAAACCGCCTTGCAGAAATAATCAAATTTGTTGAAGTGAAGTCTTGGCTTTCTCCTGTTTTTCTACCCAAAAACCAAACATCTGAACTTTTTACTCTACTGGCTGAGAAGCCAATAAAGCTCAGTGTATAGTCTGTGTTCCTCTTTACTAAAAATCTATTCGATCCAGATGTTACTTCATTTGCTGAAGCTGTCTCAAGTAAGAATAAGGTTTTTCGTGAGTTGAAATAAAAACCATGAGTAGCTACTTTTGAGCCTGGCCAAGGGACGGTAGGGAAAGCACCATTCCTGATGAGATTTCCTCCGCTAAAATCGGTTGGAATCAATGCCTTCGTTTCGGTTATTGATCTACTGAAACTATCTGTGGTTTCTCTAACTAGATTCTGCACTGTGGTAGACAAAGCATAAGGTTGCAATGCACTGTTGGTAATGTAGCCGCGACCAGTAATATTACTATCAACATCAGACTTGGTCTGATATCCTTTACTAGTTATCGCTGTATTTACTTGCGATGCAGTTTGATAGCCTTTACCTACAATAGCTGCATCTACCTGAGTACTGGTCAACCGTTGTTCAATTAAACCAGCTTGGGTTCTAATTGTGGTTTCAGCACTTGTTAGTCGCTGGTCAACAGCGTTGAAATCACTCTGAGAGACTTTTGTAGCAACTGCATCAGATGTGACTTTCAATTCAGCTTTTGTAGTCCTAATTGAATCAGCATTACTATTGGCTTTTGACAAGGCGCTGTCAGCAGTTGTTTTCACTCCGTCTACATAAGTCTTTTCCGCCTTAAGAGCAATAGCAGATTGGTTTTGACTAATGGAAGTTCCTTGGCTATCAACTGTCCGTTTTAGATTGTCAAAAGTTTTTTGAGAAACCTTGCTCGAAACATCGTTGACCAGTTGCCTAATATTTGTTTCAGCAGTAGTCACTTTTCCTTGGGTCTCTGTTAACCTCATTGACAATTGTTCTTGACCTTCTGCTGTCTGATTGATTATCGTCCTAACGGAGCTGATATCATTCACTAGATCTTCTGTAGCCTGCGTCCACAATTCGGTCAACTCAGATAGATAAAGAGTCATTTGCTCGATTTTGACATTTGTTGCAAGCGGGAAAGTATTATTAAATCGAATAAATATATTGTCTGTAAAATACGTTTCCGATGCACTGCTTAAGTCAAACAGCAAGTCAAAATGTTGCTTCCTTGTTGTATTCCCTTTGAACGTAATTCCTCCAGGATGATACCATGGACTAGATGAAAAATGAACATTTGTTGAAATATCTCTGGGCAATGCAGGATTGAAAGTAACATCAAAGCTTACTCTAACCATGTTACGTTCAAACCGTCTTGAATTTTTCCAAAAATCCTCAACAATAAAAAATCGTACATCTTGAGTAGCGACAGAAGTAACTACATAATCATATAATTTAGAGTTCTTTATATAGTTGCGACTTCCTGCGTGTTGTGGTATCTTCGCCACTGTATCACTAATCTCAGTTGTTATCCTATTGCCAAGCTGTGTGATAGAACTTTCAGCTGTTGAGATACGCTGTTTTGCTTGGTCAAAATCGCTAGTTTTGACACGTTGAGAAATCTGGTCAGCTTGTACTTGTATCATAGCCTCGGCTGACGATACACGACCAGTCAGCGTATCAACAGTTGCCTTTGTGGCAAGCAACTTGATAGCTTCCTTGGTTTGGCTCAAATCTGTAGATATATTAGATATCTGTCCAGATAATAAGCTTTTGGCAGTTTCAACCAGCCTAGTTGCTTCTGATATTGCTTGACTCTTAGCTGTTGCCAACTTTGTTTCCGTAGCCTGTCTTTCGACTGTGTCAAGCCGTGTTGCTTCAGCAATCGCCTCATTTTTATACTGAATAGCTTTTGACAGAGCATTAGCTGCATCTGCTTTTGCTTGATTGCCAATATTTTTGGCATCAGTAGCCAAAATGGTATTAGCTTGAGCCTTGGCCAAGATATCAGCTATCTGCTGACTCTGACTTTGTTTAGTTGCCTGATACTCTTGTTCAAAAGTATCAAATTCCTGACTAATTTCAGTCTTTATCTGATCCGCATAACGTTCAGCCTCTGCCTTAGACTGCTCGATACCATCATTGATTTCCTCGACTCGCCTTTCAAACTCAGCGTCAAAGGCTTGGTTGGCATTCCTGATAGCTCGTTCAATGGCTACTTCTTGAGCGGTTTTATTGGCACTCAAAATCACATCAGCAGCATTAGACACACCACTAGATACACCAGAACCACCAACACCTGGTTTGTCATCAAACGTGATAGAGATGTACTCTTCTGTCAAAGCGTTGTATGCGTAAGCGATAGCCTTCTTGTAAATATCAACGCTGTGCTTTCTGCTCTTGATGTTGACTGTATCACCTAGATGGATAACTTGCCCATCAAGCTCATAGGCCTCAATCTCAATGGCATCAGAGACCTTGTCAATGCCCTCGTTCTTAAACTTAGCCTCAGCCCATTTTCTCAGCTCATCCACTGTTTTAGCGTTATTATTCTCATAATCTTTTTCGTTGATGTATGGATAATTGCTGATAAGTGGACTATCGACTGTCACGTTGATGGTTGTTTCTTCCTCAGCACCTTCTGCCTTGAAAGTTGACTTAGCGTGTATCCTAGTGACCACGCTTTGGGAGTTCTTGGTTCGTTGATAAGACTTGAGGTTCTTATGTGTCGTGATAACTACTCCACGATCAGCTCCACGGCTCTGTTTGATAGTCAGAGCAAAATTATCACGGACAAGCTCGCCCTCCCATGTTCCAACGATGCTGTGCTTACCGTCCATCAGGACAGTGTAGAGCGTTTCAGTTTCAGTCGTGTTAAAGGTCCGACTGTCCATAATATCGCTAGTAAATGAAAAAGTCCCAAGATCCGTCTTGGCATTTTGGACCATTTGAGAGAGCGCCATAGCACAGCCTTGACCAACTACACTTACAGGAGTGATAGACCGTTGCATAATATCATCGGTAATATGGTATGCAGTGATGTCCAGACTATCATCGTTCTCGATAGGTTTCTTGATTCTAAACAATTGAGCGCCCAGTACAGGCACCGGTGCCTTTATCAGCATATCTTCTTTGATAAGCTGATAGATACCTGAGTCAGTGATAGGATAGCGGATAGTCAAAGTAAAATCACCGTTGGTTTCTTCTTTGACAATAGCAGAGCTAGCTTCATGTAACGGAATGCCATTCCATTTGACTGTCTTGACATCCTTATCAAGTAAATAAAGCAACTATGCCCACCCCCAAACTGTTTCAAATTTCAATGACTGAATCCCTGGTCCCAATACCACACCGACATTCTGCCCTTTAGCAGTATCAACCGTGATAAAATCTCCAGCCCACTTAATGAGCTTGCCGCTAGCTGTCTTAAAGCTAGGATTGTCAGGATCATTGACCATCACAAGCGATTCTGAGAGCTTTTCAAGTTTAATTACTTGGTTACCTATCGTAAACGATGTCTCAGAAGCGCTCTGACCAACTACTGTAATCTTCGGAAAAGCAAGAGCTGACCCTTGTACCTTTAAAACCCCATTCCCAGTCAAGGTCTGGCTGTCTGTGCCTTTGAAAAACTTAGTAGGGTGGCAAGTAAAGGTTACCTTGGTCACATAAAGACCAGGTTTCTCTTGTTCCGCATCTGTAGCGCTTGCCTTGTAGCACCAGAGCCGTGTAGTCTTCACACGCTCATTCTCAAGCCAAAACTTCTCGCGGATAAACAAGCTCATGAACTTGTTCAATTGCTCCTCTGTTGGCCTGACAAGATAGATTGTGTAGGATTTTTCAATCAATCTGCGGTGTTTGTTGGTCTGCACAATCGCTCCACTGATGCCGTCATGTTCCAGTAGATTTGTCTTGCTATCTCCCAACGTGACAGAAGGGGACTCATGCACAATCACTTTGAAAGGAAAAGACGATGTCTTCACACCGTCAATCACTAACTCATTATGTCTAATCATGTTTACCCTCCTCTCAATTGTGTTTTACGTTGTAGCTCATCTGCGATACGCTGAGCGACTTGATTGGCAATCTTTGTGATGTCAGCTTCTTCACGGACAACATTGCCTGTGATGGTGATGTTAATGGTTGGTGTACTACCTCCCATTGTCTGAGCGATACCACGGCCAATGGCTCCGAGCGTCTTATCATTAAGCGGTAAGATAGCTTCATTGCCTGCCTCACCACCAACCATGAGATTGTTGCCGTTCATGCCAAATGCTGTCGGCTTGGTCAAAATACCACCCTTGGCATACCACTCAATACCGATTTTCGGCACTCCACCTTTTAACCAGTCAAGCGGGTTGGCTGACCCAGAGATAGAAAAGTGTGGCAAAGGAATATGTGGCCAACGAATTTGAAAGTTAAACAAGCCCTTAATAGCGTTGATAGCATTTGAGACAGCATCTCTTGCACCGTTGATGGCATTGGAAATACTATTCTTTATACCATTCCAGATGTTTGAAACCGTGTTTGATATCCCGTTTAGGATGTTGCTGACGGTTCCTGAGATACCTTGCCACGTTGAAGAAATCACGCTTGAAATAGCTGAAATGACTGAAGAAACAATGGACTGCATGGCATTCCAAACAGTAGACATTGTGTTCTGGATAGTGGTCCAAACACCAGACCAATCGCCATTGATAGCTTGCATAACAGCTGTGATAATTCCTTGAACTACAGCAATTGCCGTTTGGACAACAGTAGTAATAACGTTCCAGACCGTTGAAATGATAGTCTGAATGTTAGTCCATGCAGCTTGAATGTACGGACCAAGATATTCCATTGCTGTTTGAATAACACTTGTGATGACATTGATCACAGTTCCAATGATTGCCGATATGCCTGCCCAGATTATTTCAGCTGTACTCTGGATAAGGGCTTGATTCTCGTTCCACCAGGCTACCAATCCTCCGAAGATTGACATGACAAAGTCTGTGACAGTCTGGATAGCCGTGCTGATTGAAGTTTGAACTGTTGTCCATACCGTATTCACAATGTCCATGATCCAAGTATGATTAGTGTCCCACCAGGCTACCAATCCTCCGAATACTGTTTGAACAACTGTATTGACAGCATTAACCACCATAGTGACTAATTCTGATAGCATGGTCCAAACACTACTAGCAGTTGTCAAAATGGTATCTTGATTGGTTGTCCACCACTCTGTCAGAATCCCCCAAACTGTCTGAACAATTGTACTGACGGTTTGAATGATTGTGCCTATCACTGTGGAGATGGCATTCCAGATAGTGCTGGCTGTTTGATAAATGGTATCCTGGTTAGTAGTCCACCATTCTGTCAAAGCCCCCCAAACTGTCTGAATAACAGTAGTAATAGCTTGGATAGCATTGGAGATGAAATCTTGGATACTTGTCCAAATCTCTGTTACAGCATTCCTGAAACTTTCGTTGTTTTGCCAAAGCTCCTTAATGCCGATGACAAGAAGTGTTATAGCGGCTACAATGCCTATAATTGTTGCTACAATTGGAGCAAAGGCTGTAATCATCCCGACTACGGTTGTCCCCATTGCAGCCGCTGCTACTTGTACGGCTAAGAATATAGGTAACAATGTACCAACTACGGCAAGTATTCCTGCAAACATAACAATGGCTTGCTTGATAGGAGTTGACAAATTAGTAAACCAAGTTGCAACTTGATTGATAATGTCAGCCAATGACTGGAATACTGGAATCAACATTTCAAGAATAGGTTGACCAAGTGCAGAAAGTGCGTTAGTCCCTGATTGATTCAAATTCCCCAGTACATTCTCAAGCCCGTCTGATTCCCTAGCGGCTTGACCAAGAGCTCCAGATAGCTTATTCCCGTCTTCCACCATTTGTAGTAGGGTCAGTTGTTTCTGGGCTTCACTCAGCTCATTGAATGATTTCCCATAAAGCTTGTTTGCAGCAGCGTTTCGAGTTGTCTCAGTTGCTGATATACCCAAAGCTGCATCATTTTCATAATTCCCTTTCAGGAAGGACTGTAAGTTTTCCGTCACTTCCTCAATAGACTTATCGTAGAAAGCGGCACCGTCAGCAGCTGCTCTTGTTGCTCGAGTAGTCAAATCAAGAGCGTCAGCAGTTTCCATTCCTGATGTCTTAGCAAAGGATGCCATTTGAGTAAATGAGCCTTGAAGTCGTTCAGGAACAATGTCCATCTCATCACCAATTGCGTTAAGTGACTGCCTAGCTTGGCTTTCCATGTCACCAAAAACAGTCGTGAATTGAGAATTGCTAGCCTGGACTTTGGCAGCTGCTTCCATCGAATCAGCCCCAACTTCGAGAATTTTTTGAGACAGTTGTCCAAGTTTTTCACTGGTCTGCTGGAGCGCCTCAGCTCTGATAGTGTTTGACATGGCATCCATGCCATTTTGAGCGCCATCAGCAGCCGACTTGGTTTCGTTCATCTCATTATTGAGATTGTTGAGTGCTGTCTTGGCTTGGTTCAACTCAGCTTCCATCTTATTAGCTTGAGTTGAGTTCTCTCCATACTCTCGCTTAGTCAGTTCGAGTTGCCGTTCAAGAGTCGAAATCTGCTTTGAAACAATTTCTGACTGCGCTCCAATTTTCTTCTGAGCAAGTGCATTCTTTTCAGCTTCAGTTGCATTTGCCCCCAGTGCACTCTCTTGCAATTCAAAAGCACTGGTCACTTTGTCCATTTCGGATGCTAACTGGCTCTGCTCACTCTGTAGGTTGTTCAGTTGGCTGACATTGGTCTCTACAGCTTGACCATTATTGGCCAGAGCTCTATTGACATTTTCAAGTTTATTCTCATAACCCTTGAGGACATTTTGAGTAGTTTCTAGTTCACGTTGGAAAGCACGGTACTGATCAGCTCCGATGTCTCCATTCTGAAATTGTTTCTCGACCTGTGCTTGGGCTTGTCTCAGAGTTTCAAGCTTCTCCTTGGTATTTGATACTTGCTGTTGTAAGACTTCCTGTTTCTGGGTCAGCAAGGTTACATTGCCAGTATCAAACTTCAAGGCCTTATCAATCTGTCTCAGCTCCTTGGTTGCTTCAGTGGCATTCTTATTGACATCTTTCAAGGCCTTTTGCAAGGGTTGCGTGTCCCCATCAATTTCAATCTTAATTCCTTTGATGTTACTTGCCATTTGTTTCCTCCTTTCCTTTGAAAATTACCGACCCTCCCACCTCAAACGAAAAATAGCAGAGCTTATAAGCTCATCTATGACCGAAAGTCCACTTACTACAAGGAACTTGACCCTAGAATCACTCTCTCAGCACTGCTAATTTCTTAAAAGTTGTCAAAATCTTCTTGAGTAGCTTTTCTTTCGCCACCCTTATCTTTACTGCGTAAATTCACATAATCCGTCTGATAATCCAGAGCCATTCCGATTGAAATATGTTTTAGATCATCGATGGACAGACCAGTCTCTTTACAGCAGGAAAGATAGGACTCTACCGTGAAGATTTCATCGCTTGCATCTTCTGACTCATCTGGTGCTTTTTTGTGGCCATACTCGCATTCAACATTTCCATCAGGTCTTGTCCGATTTCTTGGACAGGGAACTCTTCCATTTCCATGAAGAATTGAGCATAAGGCTTGATACGAGGGTTGGCAGACTTGGCAAAGGTCCAGAAAAGACGATTGAAGAAAGTCATGTCAAAGTCAGCAAGGACAGACATATCGATATTGCTGGCTTGCAATTCCTGACCAGGTTCCAACTTATCCAGTTCAGACAAGAGTGCTTGACTGTTCAACATTGAGAATAGGTCTTGGAAATAGTCCTTACCAAACTCTTCCTTGTAAGCAATCGGAGTATAGCCATTTGTGGCCAACTCATACTCCTGATCACCAATCGGAATAATTTTACGCATGCAAGACCTCCTTATCCACCAACTGCAGCTGGCTCATAGACTTTTTTGAACCAATTATCATAGACTTCTTTCTTGTCTGCCGAAGTGACCGAGCGTTTCACTACAGTATCAAGCGGACGTGGGCTAGCATTGAAGGTCAATTCTCGCTCATTGACACTTGTACCGCTCTTTGTCTTAGAGCCAGTTGCTGGACGGCTAGCAGAGCAATAGTAGAACACATGTCGGGTCTTATTCTTGTCCCCTGAAAATTCAAACATCAAGGCAAACGGTGTTGGCTCGGCATCGCCTTTCTCTGTCAAGACCCCTGTCTCAGTGTCTTTGATTTCACCAAGAATCTTGGTAGCAAATTGATCAATGATGTGAGGTACTTTCCATTTACCCTCATAACCTTCGTTGGCATTCATGAAGTGATAATCAATATCATCTGCTTGAATAGCACCTGATTCCCCTTTGGGTTCAAGAGTGATTTCCATTGCACCAGGGAAACGGAAAATCTCTCCGTATGTTAGCACCCCTGTCTCAGTACTAATATTAGTAATTGGTGCAACGTGTACATTTTTCAGACCATAGGTCACTTTATTTTCCATGTCATTCCTCCTCTAGTAGAGATAGACTGTGTAAGGCTTGACATAAAGCCTTTCAGTCTCAATAAAAGTTTCTTCTTGAGCTTCAAAAAAGAGCTCATGGTTAGACCACAGCTCTTCCAAACGCTCCTCCAAATCCTCATCCTTTCTCTCAAATGCCAACTCAACAACCACTGACTTAATTTCGTGGTTTCTTTTATTGTCGGCAGAATTGACAATAGGATTAGATTCAAAATACACAAGGTAAGGCATATCAGGGACATTTCCCTCTTGATATGCTCGATAGGTTACAGGCAAACCAGCCTGTTCCAAAATTTCTGCAAATTCTGATAGCTTCATCGACCAAGCTCCTTAATCCGTTTTTCAAAGTTTTCTTTGACCTTCTCCTCGACAGGTTTGATATGTTTGAATGCCCTACTGCGACCACCATTTCTCAAAATATGTCCATTTTCTAGCAAATGAGTTAGTCGATAGGTTGGTGCAGCATTGTGGACCACATAAGACCCCTTAGCGTTCTTTTTAAACCGCCAATTCCTAGCATACTTTCCATACCTTTTAGGACTAGTCACTTTCAGTTCGTCCACGGCTTCACTGGCCACATCTTCAGCAATAAGGTCTACTTCATCTTCTATCTCGGATGAATACTCAGCTAAAGCTTTAGCAATCTCATTGGCTAAGTCCTTACTCATGATACTTTCTCCATCAAGGTCAATTCAAGAGTTTCAAGGTCAACAGGATAGGTCTTGAGGATGCGGTATCTCTTCCCTTCGAATTCGGCCAATTCTTGATTGTCGTATTCAAAACTATGAATATCAACAACCAGACTTGGGCGAATCCCTGCCTGATTAGCTTGGTAAAACTCTGACCTAGTAATTGACTTCTTGCGACAAAGTAGAACCGTTTTGACTTCCTCAGTGATGTTCTGTTTCAGCTTGTCTTTCCCAATGATTCTCTTTGCTATCAGAGTGATTTCATGATTCCACATTGCTTGTCACTCCTTTTGATGAAACTTGCAGATTATGTAATCGCCATTGAAGATGACGTGGCATGTCCACACCACCTTCATAGCGATAAGCAGCAAAATCAACTACAAACATCTCATGATCAGCTCTTTTAGAATCCAATTCAACACCGAAAGTCTGTGACAATTCAGAAATGACGGCATCAAGAATTTTCTCCAACGGCTTATCCCTGAGAGTGGTTGAAATGCCTAGCTTCAGTTTAAGCAGTTCTAATAGCTGATCAGTGTTCATGACTATTCCTCTGCTTTCTTAGTGGTACGTTTCCGCTTTGGTTTCTCTACTGATTCATCAGCAGGTCGGTCACCTTCTGGAAGTTCTGACTCTTCATCAGCAGACTTGTCACCTTCTGGAAGCTCTGGCTCCTCATCATCAGGGTTGTCACCTTCTGGAAGCTCTGGCTCCTCATCAATTGTAGCCAAAAAGATTGACCCAGCTGAATTTGAGCCAGTTAGCAAACCTTGGATGAACTCATCCGAAGGTTTGTGACCGTCGCGGGGATAAGTTTCATCCAAAGCGTAATCATGTTTGTCTGGGTCTGTTAAGTCCTTGAAAGGACGGATAACTTTGTAATCCATTGACTACCTCCTTACAAAACAGCATCGGTGTAAGTACCAAACACACCTGCATCAGCATCAGTCTTCTTAACATCAAAACGTAGGTATGAAGCAAGGTTCTTACCAAAACGATGATTGTCTTCCCACTGAACAGAGAGCTGCATACGATCAAACAATGTCAAAAAGTAATGAATATCTCCGATAAAATATTTCATATCGCCTTCTGAACCAAACAAGTCATCAGCGATAGGATAGATAGGCTTGCCTGAGAATGAGTAGCCTGTAGGTGATGTGATGTCTGGTTGCAGCATATAGCGGCCTTCTTTGTCTTTGACTTTATCCAAAGCATTGAACATTGAGTCTGTGACGACAAGGACTTTATTGTAGACTGATTTGATTTTGACATTCAAAATGTCTTTAAGGCCGTCATATCCAGAAGCGTTGACAACGGTAGCAGTTTTCAAGATGTCTGCAACAAGAGCCAATTTTGTTTGTTCGTCTTGATCTTGGATATCTTCCTGCATGATACCGATAAGGTCATATTGAGCATCCTCAATAGCTTCACGAGAGAGTGGTAGTTCGCCACGATAGGTTTTGATTTTGTAATCAACTTCAGTGATCTTAGTTTTACCAAGTTCTGGGTTTTCTTCAAGTTCCCCAACTTCGACCATCTTACGATTAGACTTTTTGAGAACTGGATATGATCCCGAGCCGCTTGACACATTCACCACATGGATGAGATTTAGCAATGGATTCTGACGCTCAGGTTCTTTTTGTGGTTGCAAGACTTCTTTAGGAATGATAGCACCTACATCTGTCGTCTTAACTCCTTCACGCTTCTGTCCAATAGAGCGGACATAAGCGACAACTGCTTCACGTTTTTCCATTTTCTTCTTACCTCCACGGTCTTCGCCACCTTCATAAGTAGGGGCTTTGCGGTTTTGTTCATCGATTTGCTTTTGAAGGTCCTCGATTTCCTTTTCCAATTCAACCTTTTCAGCTTCTTTGGATTCCAGTTCTGCTTGAAGTTCTTCAAGAGTTTTCTCAACAGCTGACACTTCTTCCTCAGTCTCAGCACGTTCCAACTTCTCTGCTTCAAGAGCAGTACGTTTCTGCAAGTCCTTGATAGACTCTTCAAGTTCAACTACTTTCGTAGCTTTTGCTCGCATACGAGCGCCAAAAATTAGAGCTTTATTCATAGCTTAAATTTCTCCTTTATTTCTTTTTTTCGCTTATCAAGCATTTCACGATTTGCACGTAGTTGACTTTCAAAGTCCTTCTGACGTGCAGCAATTTCAGTCTGTGGATATGCTGGGAAAGTACAAGGGCTAACTTCAAATATTTCAAGGTCTAAGATAGTGTCCAGGTAAGAACCGTCATCACGCTCTTCCGTGTTGGTTTTGATTGGGAAGAAGCCAAAACTACAACCAATCACATCCCCGCGTTGAACACGAGCATAAGCACCGACCGCTTGTGGGTCATCCTTGTTGATGATAATATCGCCAAACAAGCCAACATCATCAACACCGAGCCGCACTGTGTCATTTCCAGTCCGACCAAGTACCAAACTATGGTCATGGTTAAATAAGGCACGGATGTCGGCATCTTTAATAGCCTTCTCAACACCCTCACGCTTAATCACTTCAAAATAACCAGGCCAAAGTTCAGTCTCCTCATCAAACTTGATAAAGTAGCCACTCAAAATCAAATCACCAGACTCTTGTTCTTCACGAGTTTGAAATTGTGTGGCCATATAAGCCTTACGTTTCTGCATCGGTATTCCCTCCTTCCTTGTTTAATTTGCTCTGATTGCCTAACTCACCCTGTGGCAGATAGTTTTCGAGAACAATGATGTCATCCATTTCAGGATCTGGAGTCATACCAACCCAGTCTCGCCATTCATTACGACGCATGGCAGCACTGTTTGTCATCTGCTGAGCCACCGTTGATAGCTCAGTAATATCGTAAGAGTACAACGACCGTGGATTGAACTTGAAATAACGATTGCTAGATACCAGCAAATCCCTTGTCAATGTCTGAGTGATCGTTGTAGCAATGCTCATGACCGTTGTATTGACAAAGTTGTTGTATTCTTCCTTGTTAAATTCTCCAACACCCAAAATGAAGGCTGGCACTCCCAAAAGCCCAGCCACTGTTTTCTTGTCAATTTCAACCGATTCATTCAAAGCAATGTCATTCAGATTCAACGGTTTGACTTGCTCAACTTCCATAAGAGCATCAGGTATAATCCACGGCTCTCCTGACTGGCTAGTGGATAGATACTTCTTAGCAATCCTGTCACGGCCCTCTTGACTGCCCAACTCATCACTTGATGAATCGACCTTGACAATCAAACTCGGAACATTCTTGCCACTCATGAAGCCTTTTTTAGTCTGAGTAGCCAAGTTTAGGTTGCGGACAATGTCCTTCAAAGCCAGCCGATACCCTGTTCCGACATAAGGGCTGTCTGGATCAGGATTGATTGCAAAGTGGACAACATCATCTGGCTCGTATTCCCTACCCTTGTAGCAAATCACATAGTCTAAGTCATTGGACTTAAAAGAGACCTCATCCATCGGGAAAGGTCTCAAGTTCAAAATATAGTCTGTCACAGGGTCATATTCGACATGGAGGACAGAATTACCGTCGCCATATAGCAACAAGTCACGAACAATCTTGAAAATCCAAGTCTTCCTGGTCATGTGTGCACAAGGATTGATGTCAATTTTCCGAGCCAAACCATCCTTGATACGAATATCACCCTTGTCTGTATTCTCCATCAGATGTATGGTCATATTCGACACCATATCAGCAATCTTATTGACAGCCAGTATCACATCAGGATTTCTAGCAAGCGGCACATAACCATCACCCTCAAAGATAATTCCAAAATCCGAGTGACTAAGCATACTCACAGTAGACTGCGACTTGCTCCTCTTACGGAACCTATCAAAGAAACCCATTCTTTCTCACCTCCTTTCTATCCTAATCAAAGAATTGCATCACATTCTGGTTCTTACCAAGATTAGCAAGAGCCTGGATACAAGCAAAAACGCTGGCATCGAACAAGTCAATCCTTGCTGTACCACCGTCGCCGTCTAATTTTTCGTATTGCACCGCATCGTCCACCTTCTCAATCGCTCTGACATTGCTGACACAGTATTCATAGGCCTCAGAATGCAGATAGTAAAACTCTTTATTCTTAACCTTGAACTCAATCCGTCTGAAGCCTTCTGATTTCAGATAGAAAAGTTGGGGCTGGTCAATCATCTTGAACTTAGCCTTTTTCATCTTACTCAAAAACTCACGACCAAACTTTCTATCCATACCGACAGCAGCAATCTTGAAGCCTTTCTGCCTCATCTCAATGAACCACTTCACAATGTCATCATAGAGTACCGTTGGAGTATTGCTCATTGTCAACCAACCGTCCGACTGCCAACCGAAAAGTGGGATGCCGTCATCATTGGCTTTCTTCTGGGCATTGACACGAGGGAAGAAAGCGTGAGTGATACAGATGTCAATGTCTTTCTCACCGTCATTGTAGATGCCATAGAGTGCAGCAGCGGTCAAGTCATGCAAGCGGGACAAGTCCGCCCCACCGTACCACTTAATCGGCAAGCGTGCCAGCTCTTCCAAGTTCCAATCATAACAATCATCAGAAGCTATGAACTCATCAGGGTTAAAATAGGCATTCATAGAGTTAGTGAAGACATTCAAAGTCTTGTTGAAAAACTCATTCCTTGTCTGAGGATCGTTCATAGCTTGCTCAGCTTCTGCCCTCAAGGCTGGCATGGACACCGTGACACCCCATGAAGGGTTAGCCATCTTCAAAACATTGTCATCCAGATAGTCTCCAACATCGCCATCAGTAGTCTGGTTAGCCTTGCAGATGAAAATGAATAGCGATTCATCACTGATTAACTGCTTGAGAACCTTCTGACAGTATTTCAGTCGATTAGCAAGGAATCCTGTTGGAATATCCCCCGCCGTAGAGATAACAAAAAGCATACTGTTACGGTATGCCGACATTGTTTTCTTCATGAGACCATACTTCTTAGAATTTCGCATAGTGTGAGCTTCATCAATAACAGTAACATTACCATTCAGAGAGTCCAAACGGCTCTCATCATTGGCTAATGCCTGTATATAAAACGAACCATCATCTCCAAAGTTAGCTGTGATGGAGTGTTCCTGGTTGTTGTCCTTAATACGAATAGACTTATCATTCCAACGCTCCACATTGAACTTGATGAAGTTGAAAGCTTCTAAGGCCTGCTTGACTGAATTTGCCACAATGTAGCATTTTGACCCACTATCAGCATCCAAAATCTGATAAAGCAGAGCAATAGCAGCAGTAAAACTGGTCTTACCGTTTTTGCGTGCCAGCATTATCAAGGCTTCCTTGAACCTACGCTCATTTGTCCCAGCGTGATAGAAACCAAAGAGGTTGACAACTGTGAAGTGTTGCCACGGTTGCAAAATCAAAGGTTTGTTACGGATGGACATGGCAAACATGTCATCTCCTTGCTGATGAACTATCGAGTTCTCGATGAAATGGACAGCAAAGTCCACTATATCCTCATCAAGTTCATAGGCTGGATTTTCCAAATCTCTCAAAAAGCGTTCAGCAGCCAAAATCCGTTCTTCATTATGTTCCTCTTGATAGCTCAGGACATAATCAACATAGGCTTTAGCTTTGCCAAGATTGGTTGTAGCGTGACGAAAATCGGCAAAACGTTTTTCAAAGTCTTTATCCATCTTTCACCCGCTTCTTTTTCAGTTCATTCTTGAACTTCATAACCTCTGTTAGTGGCGAGCCTTTGTCCTGCTCGACCACCTCACCCAATGATTTGGGGTTAAGCATAAGCTGATTCGAATAGCTCAAGATGTCTTTCCTGAGTATTTCCATTGCAGTCAAGATTGGAACTTTACGCTCATTCTCAGCACCAGCTTTGTTGACGTAGACATCTGTGACAGGATAGCCCATGTCAGCATAGTCTTGAGCTAGTTTCTGGTACTGAAACAACATCCCAGCAAAGATATCAATGATCATTTCAAATTCTTTTCGATAGGTGCCCAAGTCTTTCATTTGCTTGACCACTTTTGACTTGATTGACTTCACTGTAATTGGTTTAGCCAAAAACTAACCCCCTTTCTACAAAATCGCTGAGTTTTTACCCCCTTTTTGTCTGACGGCTCCCGACTTGGAAAAAGTTCCCTTCACCGGTTCCCAGGACGCTCAAGAATATTTCAAAAAGTGGGGGGGTATCCATAAAATTTTTGAAATTCCTTCTTTCTCTTTTTTTGCCAATAAATTCCCTGGCCGACAACCTTGTCATTGACTCTATCATGAAATGTATTATGTTTGCGATTGGTTAACGCTAAACAATTCCATTCTACGAACTCGAGCTCAGGATATTCAGACACAGGAAAGATGTGATGAATCATTTCAGCTGGTACCGACAAACCGTACCTCAAACTTTCTTGACATAGGTAGTCAGACTTCCTCATCATCTTGTCTCGGAACTTTTCCCACTTCTTAGTCTTCAAGGATTGTCTGACTGGCTTGTAATAATGTACCATACGTCCCTCCTTGGCAATGCAAAAAGGACAAGTCAACGACCTGTCCCTCTCATACAAGAAATCTATGGTATCATAATAAACTCTTTTTCGTGAGAAAACAAGTACCCTTTTTTCTCATTTTGAATCTTAGAAAAAAGTTTCCCACCTAACAAGAATTGATGTCACCAATAAATTATAATCTGTCTTTATCACTGTGTTTTGATATCCGACTATTTCAAAACCAATTCCTGGATTATTTTTGATGTCATTGTTTAACTGGTCGATAGCGTTCAATCCATGTTGTCTATCGCGATATTCTTTTATCATTCTGTACCTCTAAAAACTATACCAATTTGCCCCGTGAGTTTGTCATACTGTATATTCTGTTAAACTCAGCGAAAGCCCTTGGACTGTTGATATAATTGCACCTGTTAAGATTTTTATTTTTAAGTTTGACAACTTTTCAATATGACAAACTTAATAGTTAAAAAATAAAAAGAGTCAGATTTTAAACTTAGCCATATTCTTCTTGAATGTGACTTGTTTGTCTCCAATGTAGATAAGCGTAGTTCGTTCTGACGAGTGGTTGAAGATGGTCATTAAGTCGTTGACCCCATCAAACTTCTGGTAATAGAAAAAACCGAATGTCTTTCTGATTGAGTGTGCAGCTATGTTATCGATATCTAGCTCTGTGACAACGTGCTTCAGTATCTGGTCAAATCGCTGTCTACTGATTGGCTTATTCTTACCCTGTCTGCTCTTAAATACAAAGTGATTAAGAGGTTTCCCTTTTACGAAAGCACGCATTGATTTCTTTAGTTCTGGAGTCATTCTGACTTCACGGAGTTTCTGGGTCTTTCTTTCTCTGAGCTTGATATCCCATCCTTGCACATCCCTTACTCTGATGTTCAGGATATCTGTGATTCGGTATCCAGTATATAAAGCCGTTTCAAAGAGTAGGTAATACATCTCATTCCATTCTCTCAAATAGTCTTCGATTTCATGGATAACATCTCTGTCAGTAATTGGATCCATTCTGTTCATGGTCTCACCTCCTTTCGGCTAAACGAAAAAGCCAGCCTTAATGACTGACTTTCTATGACTTCTGTTGAAACAACTCTTTCTTGAAAAAATAAGGATATCTCCCAGAATGTTGACTGCGTTTTGTTTTCAGAAGTTCATAATACAATATTAAATCGTTTTCTGTGAGAATACAAGGTGCTTTTTTTCTCACTTTACAACTCACCCTTCAATATTGCATATTGCTCCAAAATGATTCTTCTACGACGGTAGACGGTAGCACGGCTCATAAACTTCTGGTCTGCAATTTCTTCCCAGCGTAGTTGTGGGTACTGCCAGCGTAGATTGAAGATTTCCTTGTCTTCGTCGATTAGGTTAGCAAGTAGCTTGTCCACAATCTCCTTGAAACCTTCCAAGAACTTCAATGTAGGATCATCTGCGAGCTTGATAGCAGCGGTTTCTGTAGGTTTGCTGATCCCGATTGAAGGACCACCTTGGCTGTCTGGATTTCTTGTTGTCAACTCCAGCCTTCGTAAATCTATGGTTCGCTGGATACCTCGGAACTTGAACAGTTCCTCGTCTAGCGTTTTGAGTTCTCTGTCGCTCAGTTTCTTCAATTGTCACCTCCAAGTTTTTGAAAAATGCCACAAAGGCATCAAGGACAATCCCTAAAGCTTTTCCAAATTCATAAAATACCTGGCTTATTGCATTCTGGATGTCTACAAGTTGCTCTGGACTTAGTTTGGCCAATTCCTGTTCCAACTGTTCCAGTTCTTGTTGTCGTGCCTGTTTAGCTTTCTTTTTCTTGATTCTTTTGTTCATGCGTAACCTCAATATGTTCTTTTCATCACATTCTCTCTAAAGTCATCAATTTCTTGCGTGACCTTTTTTAAAAGATTTTGTTCAACCATTAAATCATGTTCACTAGCACCTTCCCTTTTGATGTAGTGCTGCAAAGCATGTTTAACAATCTGCATTTGCTTGTACTTCAAATACATGTCTTCGCCCTCCATCTTCTCTTGTTTGCCCGTTGCTTAGCTGTTTCTCTAGCTATTTCATCCCATACATAGTCGGCATTTTCAAGCATAAGGTCCACGCATTTATCTTTAAGAGTCTCAATGGCAACTTGGTCCTCATCCTTTTCTCGGTAGCATGCCGCCAACTCCTTTTTAAGCTCCGCTATTTCTTCAACGTAGCGGTCTTCCGTGCTAATCACATTCGGGCTATCAAATGTGATAGTGTCAATTTGACAGCCTAACAACGTTCGTAAAACCATTTCAACGTCATCAACGACAACACCAAGACCAGCTCTATTGAGATTGCTGGTGATTATTGGCATTTTTAGATCATTAGCTGCTATTGGCTGAGGGATAGTATAGCCAAGTTGTCTTGCGTAATCCGAGGTATGCTTTACAATTCTATTATTTGCACAGATGATCTGATTACCTGTTGCATGGCTCTCTAAGATTGCCATTGTAGTTTTGCCGAAACATCGGCCAAATCCAATGATTTTAGTCATTAAATCCTGTCCTCCATTCAATCCAATCATGTTTGATTTTGCCTGTAAATAAGTTTCGATACATCGTAACTTTCGTGTGTGTACCATGCTTTCCATCGACAATTGAAAAAGTCCTAGTCTTTTCAATTACCCATGGATCCTGAGAGTAGGGATAGCGGTCAGGTCTACTCATTATTTTCCTCCTGTAATTTTTTTAAAGTGATTTTTGCATAAATCCATGCCATGAAATCTATTTGAGCAACTGTCACAGAGTGGATTGTCGCATGTAATAATCCCTGTTTTTTGTTCTTTGAATTGGCTATAATTTCGAAAAAATGTTACTCGTGATTCGCCAAGTACGAAATCACAAAGCTTAGTTGCTTCTTTCTTATGGCATTCGTGGCAAATATCATTTTTTGGAATATATTGGACAATATCAGCGGTCATGCAACACTCCTAAAACGGCAAGTCGTCATCTGTAATATCCATCGGCTGGCCGCCGAACCCTGGTGGCATTTGCTCGTCCATACTTGAATAGTTAGCGCTATTGTCACGTTTTTCCAGAATCTGGAAACTTTCTGCAACTACTTCGGTCACATAGACACGTTGTCCTTGCTGATTTTCATAGCTTCTGGTCTGGATTCGTCCAGTAATACCAACCAGATGACCTTTCTTGGTCCAATTTGCCAAGTTCTCGGCCTGCTTGTTCCAAATCACGCAATTGATAAAGTTAGCTTCACGGTCGCCAGCAGTGTTCTTAAAATTACGGTTGACTGCCAGGTTGAAGGCTCCAACTGCAACATTATTAGGTGTATAACGTAGTTCAACATCTCTGGTCAATCGACCAATCAGTACAACATTATTGATCATCAGATACCGCCTCCACCTTCCTAAAGATATATTTGTCAGCAAATTCTTTCTTGTAGCGACATTTGGTCACTCGCATGGCGTCGTCCTTGTTTGTCGTTGGCACATTCGGATTGGCACTGTGCAGATATACTGGCACAGCTTGACCATCTTCAAATGCCATAAATTCTTTAAATTCAAGTATTCCTACTGTTTTGTGCATTGCTTTTCCTCCTCCTCAATCAACCAATCAAGGTTCTTTCTTGCTTTTTCAGGTCTTCCAGACCGTTTTTATTTTGATAGCGTAGCTGATACTTCAAGGCATTTCCCAGATGAAAGCCTTTCAGCTGTTCTGGTGTCATGAAATTTCTAAGCACATCAATTGACTCCATACCATAATTACCTTGATAGTGACTTGGGTTGTTCACATTGTCATGCACAACCCTAACCCCTGTAAACTGACCTGCATCAGTCGGTATGTTCAATCGTTTAGTCGTAAAATCACAATGTGTCATCAACTCCCACGTCCTTTCAAAAATTCTGGTATTGGATCGCCTATGTTGATTTGGTCATATTGCTTTTTAGTGACCATAAATTTCCCATAGGCTCCAACCGTCACAATGTATCTACTTTGGATAATTTCCTTATCCGTCACAGTACCAACCATTTCAGCACCCGCATTGTCCACTTGATAAACAATGATTTTTGGCTGCTCAATCTTTGCATCTAGCTTGTCAATCTTATAGATGATCAGCAAAGGTGTCGCGAGGATTGATAGTAAGATACAAAAGTTAGCGATAGCTGTAAAAATCTTTTTCACAAGTCTGCCTCCTTTACGAAGACTCCATCAACCATCTTGCCTTTTCGGTCCTTGATTTCGTCATAGGCTATCTTTAGACAAGTATCAGCCGTTGTGCAATTATGGATAGCGACAGAATGGATGTTGCTGTGTAGCATAATCAAATCTGGTTTGATTAGAGGTGTCTTTGTCTCATCATAAAATACATGCTTGTGTAATTTATTGGCGAGATTACCAAGACTGGCAACCATTAACAGCAATTCCATTTCCTCTGGTGTCGCTCGAATGTCGGCACCATTCTTGATCTGCAATTCCAGACCAGTCAAGACAACCTGCATGTCGCCTAGGGCATCTTTAATCAAGTCAGACTTGCCTTTGGCAACTCCTTCAAACAGCTCACCAGCTTCCTCCATCAATTTCTCGAACTGCTTAACTGGGTTCGCTTCGTGTAAATTACGGTCGATAAACCATTGTTCAACCTTTTCATCAAGTGTTTTAGTCATTTATTCTTTCTCCTTTTGTTTTTTAGCTTTGCTTGAACGAATTCTCAATTCAATTCTCGTTAATGGAAATAACAGAATTAAAAGTCCGAAAACTAGCAGTTCCGTTATAAACAGCATAATGGTTGCATATATGTTTAATAATTTGCCGACTGGATAAAAAGTCTTAGAATCGTATAGACACCAATCAAAGTATTTCTCCCAACCTTTTTTATTCTCAGGGAATATTTTCCAGAATAACTTCTTCATTTTGACTCCTTTTCTTTTGAAACTGTAATCAAGTAATAACAATCAACTGCTCCATAATCAATCCTGATAGTATTTCCACTCATACTTTTGCGAAAACGTGGATTGTTGATAGCTGATGATGATTTTTGGTGTGCTTTGAGTGCATCGATAGCATCCTGGACCTGAACAAAGTTTCCAAGATGATATCTGCGATGTCCATTGAAGATAAAATATAGTTCAATCATATAATTTAATAAAATCCTTATACACCTTGCTAAATATCTCAATCACAAGTTTTTGAGGTATATTTGACCTCTCATTGTATGACTTTGAAAAATGTCCCCATTCGATTTCCTGTTTAATGATTTCATTTTTCAAATCTAAATTGATATTGCTGGCAAACTTTGTAGGTTTTTGAAGTGGATAATCATAGTTGTTATACCTTGTGATGTTTAGGTAGGGTAACTTAAATCCCATAACATCCTCAATGTACTTCCATAGCCGACCACTTGCAGGGTTTTCGATAATGAAATATCTGGGATTGTACCGCTTGATAATCTCAACAGTGTTGAAGGCACATAATTCTCCATTCACACGCTTCATGAACTGTCTATCGTACTGATAATTGATATAAGCCTGTTCATAGTCGGACTTATTCCTGATTGTGAACATACTAGCCTCACGCTGTGGTACGAATAAACTATCTGAAAGGTCTTCTTGTTTCCAACAGGCATTCCCCTCATTCATGGTACTTGCGTTGGACCATGACTCGCATGGTGGACTCGCGATTATTAGGTCAGGTTTTGGTAATTGATCCAAAGTGTCAAATAGAGTGTTGTCCCCAAAAAGCCTGCTATAGTCAGCTAAATTCAAGTTGATAAAGTGATTGTTCTTGTTTTCTATGTCTATGCCAATCGGATAGATGTCAATGTTCGCCCCCCCTGAACGTTTAAGTGTAGCGACTCCTTTTGTGTAGGAACCATTGCCACTATCAAAGAGAGCCCAAACTATCATTGCTTCAATATCAATACCTCCTATCATCCGTCTCTTTTGGATATGCAAAGCTGTTTCCGACCACACCTTCCAAAATCCTACTGGACAAGGCACCGTTGCCGTAGTCATCTGCATACAAGGTTTTGATTTCCTTGCTGGTCAGATTCGTGTTGATGATCGTGTTACTCCGTTTGTCCAAAATCTCATAGAGTATCTGATGTGTCCACTCGTTATTGCGAGTATCAGCCTTCCGACTCTCTTTTCCAAGATCATCCAAAAAGAGAAAGTCAACCTTGCTGAGTAGCTCAATCATCTCAGCTTGAGAGTAGCCGTTGTCTGTATGGAAGCTCTCTTTGATTTTTGTAAAGAGAGTGACCAGCGATACAAACAGTACTGACCTCGGATGTCCGTAAGCCTTGAATTGCTCGTTCATGTACTTGGCCAATCCGTATGTCAGATGACTCTTGCCAACCCCCGAAGGGCCAGTCACAATGGCATTGCCAAAGCCCTCATGTCGATAGAATTGCTCAATCCTCTTGGCAAAATTGATAGCCTTCTGGTCAATGTCAGCCTTAATCTCATAATTCTCAAGGCTCTTGCTTTTAAGCTTATCAGATACCAAGCTGTCTCTCTCAAAGACTGCATAGGTATCAGCAAGCTTGTTGTTGACCTTACTCTGACTGTTCAGTTTGCTTTCAAAGGTCTGGATTGCTGCCTTGGTGCATTCTGGACATTGCTTGAGTTCTTCCATCTGGCCCTTAATCGGTACCTTGGTCAACCAAAGCTGACAACCGTGGACCTCACAGGTTTCGTTCAAGACTTGTCTGGTCTGAAAATTTTTGAATGGATTCATCTAAAAGCCCAACCTTTCGTCGACTGGTTCTGGATTGATCCGTGGAGACTGATTCAAATAACCTTCAAATTTTGGTCCGAATAGAGTTTCAGGTCTGAGATACTTCTCATACTTAGTGCCAGACCAGTCTTTGACCATTGTGTCAATCACATGTAGGAAGTCATCTAATCTGAAACCTTCATTCCACCTAGCCTTGATGTTGGTTCGAGTCTTGGAGCCATTCGCCTTGTAATTCCGATTGGCCTTTTCATTCAAATGAGAAATAATTTCTTTGTATGGAATATCATCTTCATCATGGTCTGAAACAGTAGGATAGGTAGTTAAGCTATCCTTATCTAAGCTATCCTTACTTAACCTAACCTGTGTCTCCAGTTTGGATACATTTTGGATACATTTTTCATCTGGTTTAAAATGAGCCGTTTTTGACTTATCATAATCTAACTGAGACTTTTCTGATTGGTGCATGGTTGACTGAAAACGATCTGATTGAATATAGTTGTGGATTCGCCAATGACGAATAACGACCACTCCACTATCAAAAGGAAGTAGGAAACCTTTTGCGATTAGTAGCTTCATATCATCGTCACTTGCTCCGATAGTTCGTTGAATTGTTCGAGCCTTATCAATAAACCCCTCATCATCTGCACCCATGTTCAGATGAAAGTATAGAGCCTGCGATGATAAAGGCATTTCAAGAAAACGGTCAGTCTCAGTGATTTTCTTGCTGAACATTCTGCGTTGTGCCATTTTCAACCTCCTTCAAATACTCATAGGCTCTACTGTATGCGTCCAAGTAGAGTTCAAAAACATCGTTTACATAACGACCAGCAGTTGAAAGGAAGTTATAGATTTCATAGTCCTCCTTCTCTAAGCTAAACCGTTCAAAAAATTCTTTAGGAATATGGGTGAAACCTTTTTCGTGTTCAAAGTTTTCGAACAAATCATCTAATAAAAATTCATCGTCTATATCTAATTCATCGAAATCAATGTCATCAAAGAATTCTTTGAGAATCTCCTGTTTTGCCATTTCGTAATCGTGATAATGAGTCGGCCTAGATGAGCACAGTAGTTTTTCGAGAAAATAGCCAAGATCGTCTGTATAGTGACTGTAAAAAGTGTCCCACTCCCCCATGTTGTAGAAATTACGTGCAACTAATTCCCCAAAGTCACCAGTAATGGTAAGTGATGAATTTTTCTTGTCGAAAATATAGCGTAAATTATACTCGTACCCTTTTTCAGGATCGTAATAATCAACGATTGTGACTGTGTCTAGTTCAGTTTTCACAGCGATATGGTTTCTGAAATAGTGGTCAAATTTTTCCATCTCATTCCTCCGCATTTGTAAATTTGGTGTATTCCTTGTGGAAGTACATCTTGACTGTCCCAAGGTCACCATGCCTGTTCTTCTTGATGATCAGCTCAGTCAAGTTCTTTTCTGGCTGATCGTCTTTCTTGTCCTGGTAATAATCGTCCCGATAGAGAAAGGCCACAATATCAGCATCTTGCTCAATACTGCCTGACTCTCTCAAATCGCTCATGATTGGTCGTTTGTCCTGCCGTTGCTCAACGCTACGTGAGAGCTGTGATAGAGCAATGACAGGCACTTTCAATTCCTTGGCAATAATCTTCAACTGACGGGAAATCTCAGACACTTCCTGTTGTCTATTGTCTGACCGTGACCCTTGTATCAATTGCAGATAATCAATGACTATCAAGCCTAGCCCTCCTGTTGCTTGGGCTAGCTTTCTAGCTCGTGACCTGATTTCAGCTATCCTGATGCCAGCCGTATCATCGATGTAGATTGGTGCTTCTGCTAGTTGCCCTTGGGCATAAATCAACCGTTCCCATTCAATCGGTGTCAACTTCCCTGTCCTGATGTGATAGCTTTTGATAGTCCCTTCAGCTGCAAGCATACGCTCCACCAAACTCTCTGCACCCATTTCCAAAGAGAATATGGCTACAGGCTTATTGGACTTGCAAGCAACATTCTGAGCAATATTGAGGGCAAATGCTGTCTTACCCATTGCAGGTCTAGCCGCTAAGATTATCAACTGGTCCTCATGCAGTCCAGTTGTCAACTTGTCAAAATCGGTAAATCCAGTAGCAATGCCTGTCACATCGCTTGACACATTTGAGCGTTGCTCAATCTTGCTATGACTGTCTAAAATCACATCATAGATTGGTTTGAAACCTGTATTGTGATTGGAATTGCTGGCATTAACCAAAGCTTGTTCAGCCCTGGCAATCAGGTCATTGGCAGACATCTCACCAGTATAAGCACCTGTAACCGTATCTGAGAGATTGGCAATGACTTTCCTTAGCAGGGCCTTCTCAGCGACTGTCTTAGCGTAAAATTCAGCGTTGGAACTTGTCGGTACAGCGTTGATAATCTCAGCAATGTAGGCCAATCCTCCAACACCGCTCAAGTCTCCCTGGTCTTCCAGAGCGGTCTTCATTGTGACCGCATCAATCGCCTGTCCTTTATCAGATAAGCTCTGCATGGTCCGAAAGATTATCTGATGCCCTGGTCTGTAAAAATCTTCTGGTTTTAGATGCTCAGCTACTAAGACAATTTTGTCTGGGTCAATGAAGATAGAACCAAGGACTGCCTGCTCAGCCAAGACATCATGTGGTGGAGTTGCTATGTTGTCCATTCCTCTCCTCCCACATCTCGGCATTTATGCCTTTATTAAACAAGTCCTGTTGATAAACTCTGGCTTCTTGCCAAGTGTTGAACGATTTTTTGTAGTGGTACTTCCTGCGACCACGTTTGTTTTTCTTTGCCACAATCCAAACCATGGCTAGACCTCACGATCTGCCAATAGCTCAGCTTGGCACTTGTTGACATTCTCCAAGAAGTCAATCCGTCTGCGTAGCTCATCAATCAGCCTAGCCTGACCAACGCATTCCTGATTTTTCAGCAAGGCTAACTTCTTATATTCCCTGGCTGTGTGCCTAGTGTTAGCCAATTCACGTTCTAGCTCATGTTGGCTTTGAGGGATACAGTCATCCTCCTCAAAGCTCAAAAACTTTTTCATCATGTCCCAAAATTTCATATCATCCTCCGTAATATCTGTGGATTTGAAGATATCTCAAATTCCGCTCTGGTTGTTTTTCTTCCACGACAGGCTCTTTGACCTCTATTTCTATCTCGACTGGCTTTCTGATCAGCCAGATTAAGATTGGGGTCAAAATAGCAATAAATGCCAAACCTTGCTCAGCTGTCAACATCAATTCTTCTGTCATATCGCTGTCCTCTGCCAATTATTGTGATACCATTCAATCACTGCATCACGAGGGTACTTCTCCCGAGCGTTCGGAATACGTGGGAAATCTTTGTGGCAATTAAATCGTGCATCAAAACTTCCTGTATCCTTAGTTCCTAAGAGCATTTCGGCACATTGTGACTTGTTAAGTTCCATTGGATATCGCCTTTTTTCATCGGTCACTATGTGCATGACCTTTAACGCTCTATCCATTAGCCCAGCTTCAAACTGGTCCAACATTTGAATCATTAGATCATTCATGGTATAATCCTCTTGTATCTTTAGATTTGAGCCTGATTGCCGTCAGGCTTTTTTGCGTTGCTCCAATACTCGTCCAAGTTAACGGACATTACTGCTGCAAGATTTTTCTGTTCTGTTCGGATTTGTGCTCGGTACGGTGCCAGACCTGCATCACGTTCTTCCTTGTTTCGTGGCATATAATAACCATTCGGCTTATTCTTTTTAGCCACGATAGGTTGACGGAAGGTAACTCTGAGGCTTTCGATTATTTCCTCAAGTTTTCGCTTGCTTAATCCTAAATCCTGTCTCAGCTCCCTTGCCTGAATCGGCAAGTCAAAGCTGGCTCCGTTTTTGATAGCATTGAGCACCTTGATTTCAATTTCTGTCATGTCTCTGATAAAGTTCATCAGTCTTCCTCCAATAATTCCTCCAAGCTGACTGATAAATAGTCGGCTACTTTTTTTAACATGGTTATTGTTGGGATACTTTTGTTCCATTTACTAATGAGACCGTTACTGAAATCCAAGTCTCTTTCGATGCGATAAACTGAAATATTTCTATTTCTAGCTATTTTTTTGATGTTGTCATATATCATTCTGACCTCCTTTAGAATTTTTTCTACAACTTCATTTCTATTTTGCTTGACAACTAATAGAATTTATTCTATTATTGGAGTATAGAAAAAGCCTATAAAACGGATTCTATAACCGAATTATATTATGTTGTATTTATTTTTGTGCCCCGCCAAGGACAACTATATAATATCACAGAAATAATTCTATTGTCAATAGAAAAATAGAAATAATTCTATTTATTTTTTCTGAGGTATCTTTATGAACACATATGAAATAATAAAGGAGCTAGCAAAATCAAAACGAATTAGCATTGCAGAGCTGGAGCGTAAGTTGGATTTGTCAAATGGCTCTATATCTAAGTGGGGGAAATCAGAACCTAATTCAAAGCCGCTACAATTAGTCGCAGATTTCTTTGAAGTTTCTACTGATTACCTACTGGGTAGAACAGCGAACCCGAATGTAGCAAAAACGGGTGATTCTAATGTTGTAGATAAATTGACACAGCAAGCAATTGTAATGTTTCGGAAAGAAACAGAGAATTTATCAGAGTCTGAAAAAGAACGATTCAATGTTGCTCTTGCAGGACTAATGAAAACAGCGAGACAACTGATTCAAGATGATTCTAACTGGAAGTAGGTGGTTTATTGAAATACCAACCATTAACAAGGGAGCAGTATTTTGAATATCACGCAAAAGCTTATCAGATACTAAGCCAGATTGGAAAAGACAAAGAGAGCATTCGCTATCAGGATGTCATTAGATATTTTGAACAGCATTATCCAATTCTCTTTAACTTTCTTGATTATGATGAAATGAAAGAACACTTTCCAGAATTACCAGATTACCAACCAACAGATGCTGATATTAAGTATAGGGGGTTGGTTGCCAATCGGACAGTAACCTTTACAGATAAGGTACTATGTGAAAGCTGTGCTGGTCTAACTGTCCCAGACTTAGAACTTGGACGGTACATCATCTATATCAATCAACATACAAATACTAAGGGGCGTGTTATCTTTACTATTCTACACGAACTTAGTCATATATACTGCCACCTTAAAGATAATCAAAGTCCGTCAGTCTATATGTCTCTCATGAGTAAGAATGCAAGTGAGAAATATCCAGACGAACTTATCCCAATCGAAAAAGAAGCTGACACTGTAGCTTCAATCCTATATCTTACAGATGAACGGATCAGAAAAGCACTCACAACGAGAGAACTTTTTGAATCTATCCAACGTGAAACCCACATCAGCAAACCTGCTCTACATAATAGATTGATGAATTACTTAATCTATAATTTACAGTATGCTGAAAGCTATGCCTTGAAGTTGGTCATGAACTATCGACAAGGTGGGGATCAAATTTTTAATATTCTACGATTACAATAAAAGGAGTTAACTACAATGGCATTATTTGGTAGCAAACAATCAAAAGTCGACGCGCAGAAACAGAAATATTATTCCGATGCATTACCATATTTTGAAGAAAATGGTATGGTGGAAATTTTGGAGAAATATCCTGAGCAAGCTGCGTATATTGGAAATGTATTAAGTAGTAAAACAATTGCTCTGGCAAATGCAACTGGTCCAGGTGCATTTGAAAAAGTACAAATTCAACAAAATCAGATTATCATTCAACAGAATGAAGAGATTATCGCTCTTTTGAAGAACTTAAGTAAATAAAAAAAGCCCTACGCTCAAATTTTGGTCGAGGAGAGCGTAAGGCGAATCGTATAAGAAAAATTGCCAATCTGGCAAGTCTTTTCTTGTACCCATTTTATCAGAAAATGAGGTAAAAAACAAATGGCATCATATCGAAAAAGAGAGAACGGGCTGTGGGAATACCGTATTTCCTACAAAACCATAGATGGAAAATATAAACGGAAAGAAAAAGGTGGTTTTAAGACCAAGAAGCTTGCTCAAGCGGCAGCATTAGATGTCGAAAAGAAATTGACCCAAAACATTCTGACTGACGGAGAAGTGACTCTATATGACTTTGTCAAGACTTGGTCAGAGGTCTATAAGCGTCCATATGTCAAAGATAAGACTTGGGAAACCTATACAAAGAATTTCAGACACGTTAAGAATTACTTCCAAGAGATGAAGGTCAAAGATATTACACCGCTTTACTATCAGAAAAAGTTAAATGAGTTTGGAGAGAAATACGCTCAAGAAACTATTGAAAAATTCCACTACCAAATAAAGGGAGCTATGAAAGTAGCTGTTAGAGAAGAAGTCATTCGTTTTAACTTTGCTGATGATGCAAAGGTGAAATCTCAAATTGAAATTAGAGATGAAGAAAATGACTTTTTGGAAGAACATGAGCTCAAGGCTCTCCTAGCCCTCACAAGAGAGAAAGTCAGGTATGTAACCTATTTCACTCTTTACCTTCTTGCAGTCACAGGATTGCGTTTTTCTGAGGCAATGGGTCTAACCTGGAATGATGTTGACTTTGAAAATGGCATACTGGATATCAATAAAGCGTTTGATTACTCAAACACTAAAGATTTCTGTGCATTGAAGAATGATCCGTCAGAAAGAAAAGTTCCGATTGATTCAAAGACGATAGAGATTCTTCGAGAGTATAGGAAAAATCATTGGCAGGCCAACATCAAAAATAGAATATGTTTTGGGGTATCTAATTCTGCATGTAATAAGATAATTAAAAAGATTGTTGGTAGACCTGTCAGAAACCATAGTCTAAGGCACACATACGCATCATACTTGATATTTAATGGGGTTGATATTGTTACCATATCCAAACTTCTTGGTCACGAAAGTCCAGATATTACTCTGAAAGTTTATACACATCAGATGGAAGCACTGGCTGAGAGAAATTTTGAGAAAATCAAAAATATTTTTTTAGTCGCATAA